AAAGTACCGTGGTCAGTGATGGCAATTGCTGGCATCCCTAACTCAACTGCACGGTTCACGTATTCTTCTGGAGTAGCAATCCCATCAAATAAACTAAAATGGGTATGGACATGTAAGCCGACGTAGTTCATATTACCAATCAGCGTTTGTTGCTGAGGTGGCAGATGGGCCATCAAAGCCCAAATAGAACGCTTCTTGTTCTGCGTATGGAACCTTGCGTAGTGCAGACTCTAGTGGGTAAGGCTTAATGTCTCCCCAGTTGAATGGTTCCTTGTCTGGTGCAGATGGAATTAGTGTGTAATTAGTTTCAGTTCCCTGACCATTACGCTTTAACTTCCACTGTACATTTGAGATGCTTCCTGTTTCAAGGGCATACTCACGAATTGTGTTGAATGATGATTGCTTGCTGATACCCATTGACCAGATTGCAACATATGGTGCTTCAATGCCGTCGTCTACGAGAACGTTGCAATAGAAACGAAGACGTGCTCTCCAGCCAGCCTTTGGATCCTTACGATGCATTTCTTCTGCCCAGTCACGACCTTCTGTATCCATTGTGTCTACAGCCTTACGCTTGTAGTCCTTTGGGTTTGTGTGTTCTGATACAACGATTGCTAGACCACGCTCTGCACTATAGTTTGCTGAGTCTTCGTCAAGTTCTTCTAAGAATCTAATCTTTACTGATTGTCCATCAGCAAGTTTTAGCCACTTAACCTTTGGGCCGTCGCCACCCTTTGGTCCATCTAGTACTGGACCCATTTCCTTTATTCCTCTTAGTATTGCCATTTGTTTTCTCTTTTCTGTGTTATGTTAGTTTAGCATAGACTGTATTGATTTGTCAAACTGAAAGTCCAGTTCTTGAATTGACTTATCGTCCATGTCGCCTATATCTTTGTATTGATTATTTAGTTGTATTACAGATACACGAGAACCAAGTTTTTCAACTATCTTAGTTTTCATATTTCCACCTGCTTCATCATTATCCGCAATAACAATTATATCATTGAAGTACTTTTGAAGCAACTCTATTTGTATATTAGAAACATTTGATCCAAGTGTAGCGACAGCAGGAAGTCCTACCTGATCAAGCCTGATGGCATCAAATGATGACTCAACAACGTAAACTGTTCCAGAACTTTTTACCCTATGCAAATTAAATAATGTCTTAGACTTTGGAAGTCCTGGAGTATTCTTAAACTCCTTGCCCTCAATTGATCTGCCGACAAAGCCAATTGGCAAACCATCTGGGCTGTGAACTGGAACGGTAACCATGTCCTGCTTATCAGAGTATCCTAAAGAAAATTTTGACGCAGAGTCTTTTGTTATTTTTCTATAAGTAAAATAATCTTTTGCTCTATCTGAAGATATTAGATTGTTGTGCAAACGCTTAAGAACTAATTCATCAAACATTGTAAACTCTGGCTTTTTATATAAAGCCTTATCTATATCTGTTTCAATACTGCTCTCTGTTTCTTTGCTCTTTATGAATCTTGCAGCCTCAAAGTAAGTTCTGTTAGACATGTGCATAACAAACTCAGTTAGTCCAGTAACATGATGGCAAGCAAAACAGAAGAATGTTCCATCGTTCTTGTCTATTTCTCCTGCTGGAGTTCTATTGTTATTGTGATATGGACAGAAAATAATATAGTCTGAGTCAACCTCAGACTCAATCGTTACACCTGTTCCTGTGAGAACTCTTTTGATTTGCTCTTTTGTATAAAGATTGGTGTGCTTACGTCTATTCCTGCTATCCATTCGCTTTGTCTTCTTCCCGTATATGTGCCGTGTACTGTTAATTGAAATTCAAAATATTTTTTCTTATGGTTATAGTCTAGCGTAAAATCTGGAATTATGTCAAGCCTTGGAACATAGCCTGAAAGTCGCATCTCTGAGTCAAGCAGTCTAATGTACTCATCCTTTAACCTGCCCAACGCTGACTCATCATGAATGACTCCATCAAGGTAGAACTTTTTGATAGGCCTATGGTGGTAGAAGGTAGGAGGTATGTTCTCGTGCTGCATACCATATTATAACTACTTATCTTCATAATCTTTGTACCTATAGTATCCCTTATCAAAATCAACCTGGACAAGGAAGTCTCCCATAAATCCGTTACGATTCTTTCTAAAGGCACATTCTATAATATCGCTATTTGAGGCTCTTCCTAGTGCAATAACCCAGTCAGCATCATAGGCAATCTGTCTAGACCAAGCAGTCTGACCCAAAGTAGGAACTCCACTTAGATCATTAACATCATCTGGTGTAGCAGATGAGATAGCAATGATAGGAACTTCTTCACCAATAGCCATGAGTTTAAGTTCTCTTGAAAGGTTCTTCATTCGTACCGTTTCATTATCTGACTTCTGGTTAGGAGCCATTAACTGAAGGTAGTCAACGATCACAAAGTCTGGTTTGTACTGATCAATCTTTCCACGAAGAACGGACGGGTTGATTTCTCCACCCTGATCATTAGAAATAATATGAAACTCTGGCTTGCCCTGTAAGTGCTTAGCATGCCATGCCTTAAGAGTATCTAGTTCAACTTCTCCATTACTGAGTTTTCTATGAGACCAAAGACCCTCGCCCATAATTGTAAATACACGGTTACGAACCTCTGTCTCTGACATCTCAAGTGAGATCACAAGGGGTGTTTTACCCTGTTTCCAGGCCTGTACAGCAAAGTATAGGGCCATCCATGACTTTCCTATACCTGGGTATGCTAGAAAGACTCCTAACTGCCCTGGCATAATCCCAGATGGAAGATAGTTATCAAAACCTGGAAGGTTGGTTTTAATTCCAACATGACCTGCAGCCTGCTGAATTTTTAGGTTTTCAAAGTAGGCTACTGCAGACTCAAGATCAGTTACATCAATGTCACGTATTGCTGATGTATTTTTCTTTAACTCTGATGTCTGGGTAATTAAATCATTTAAAGCAATGTTGCCCTGATTGTTTTGAACGTTAGTTGCTGCAGATCTTAAAATATCTTTTAGGCTATCGTTTAGGTATTCCCCTTGCAACTCTTCAAGGTGGTGCTTAGTTGCTCCAACATTTGCTATTGGAGAAAAGTCTCTAAACTTTTCTGTAACAAGTTCTGAAGGTGGCAAAGACTTATTGTTCTCAAAGTATAGTCTGATAAAATTCCAGATATCTCCGTGAGTTCGAAGAAGATTATCTACGTTTGCCTGCAACAGAACATGTATCTGCTTATCTTGAAGAACTGCAGTAATTAGTTTGGACTCTGTGTTATTCACTTAGCCACTCCTTTGCCATTCTTCTACGCTCTGCTCTCTCGTTGTCATCTCTATTTTTATCTTTTTGTGCTTGTAAAATCTTTTCTGCGTTATATGCAAAGTAATTCCAAGAAGGATTCTCCGCAACCTTAAAGTAATACTCAAGTATATCGTAGCATCCTGAAATCCCATATGATTCAACTAGGGCATCTGAAGCCCATTGTTCTACATTTAGATTAAGAGATGGCTTTGATTCGTACCTTGCGGTATGATACTTGCTGTATCTTGAAAGCAAAGCCATACGGTCTTTGCGCTCTGCCATTATTCGTTAATCTCTGCCTTTGCTTCGTTAATCTTGTCAGTTAACTTATCTTCAACAAACTTGTAAACACGCTCAAAAGCCTGATCTGCAGTCTCTCCATTGCGTCTTGTGTCAACTACTCCAAGGTCAAGTCTTAGCGATTGAAAATTTCCTAGGTTAAGCGTGTATCCAAGTGTAACAGATACCTTTGTGTCTTCGTTTTCCATTTCATACCCTTCGTTAAATGGACTCGCTCCAAATTGGAACAAACTGTCCGTCTTCTGTTCTTCTATATGTAAGTATACCATCGCCCATTCTTCGTGTCAACTCTTGCTTGCTAGGCGTAATATCGTTTGTTATTAATTTGTCTTTTCTTGGTCTACCAATATGGTATGTAGCAAGTATATCACGTATCTCTTTTACTTGCGATTCTGAATAATATGATCTTACTTGAAATCCTCTGGCCCCGCCTTTTTGAGATCCCATTGGAAATGGAATGACTCCTCGTTTCATTAGTGATGGCATATATTTTTTATGACGATTAACTAAATCAGCAGTCTCCTTTACGGTATATGCTCTTTCTCTTTTCTTTTTAAAATCAGAAACTAAACAACTTTCAATCTGATCTTTTGTAATATTATAAACAGACATTATCCCATTAGATTTATTTAAATGGTGTACTCTAACTAAATCTCCATTTAAAAACCATACTTTTTTGTTCCCTGGAATTACAGGGAGGACATTGTATCCTTCGCTCTCGATACTTCCCTTTTTAATAGCCATAAACCCTCCGCAGAACTTGTTGGTGGATTGTAAAAACTCCTTGATCCGCAAGACATACAGTATGTTTCAAGGTGTCCAATTGTTGTGTATTGTCTATCAAGAAACATTCTTCCTTTACATTTTTTACACTTTAGCATTAGTTTGGTATACCAATGATCATTAAGTTAACATTTAAAGATGCATCTCCAGATGTGTTAAACTTAACAAACCCATTAACAGAAGATGTCGACGGGTCATTTAAAATAAGAGAAACATTGGCACCTGCAGGAGTTTGACCTACATTTATTGGGGTAGCAGTAACAATTGGTGGGAATCTAAACTCTCCTGAAAAAGAATGTGAAAATGAAATCTGCTCTCCAGGAGTAACAGACTTGCTACTTGCAACCTTAACAAGTGCTCCAATAACTCTAACCTCTGTAATTTTTCTATTTTGTGGACCGTTATCTGCTGTTTGTACTGTGACATAGTCGTAGGTTGCTGGAGATACCTCTTTAGATAATTCGTTGACTGCTTGTGCTAACTCATAAACATATGAGACATCTAGTGGTTGCCCACGCTCAGGTAAAGGTATTTTTGCCATACTATAATTATACCACTAACGGTGTTGGTAAAGTAAAGATTGCTGCAGGGGAAGAATAAGTCTTAGGATAAATAGGAACCTGAACTGCAACCTGAAAAGATGATACTCCAGATGGAACAAGCGTGGTAAATGATGTTGAAGGAACGGTAGCAAAGTGACTCCACTTACCATCACTTAAATTAGTTTTTATATAAACATCATATTCTTTAAAAATAGATCTTTCAGTCTCTCCAATATCTTCTGAAATTTTGGGGTGCTCCCAAACCATGTTAATCACCTTTATAGGATTCCCTGTTACTGTAACAGAACAATTAACTTTTGGAATAGATCCATTTGGTAAAAAGTAATATGGAGACCAGTGAGAGGATCTGTTCTTATCCTTAGAAACTACTCTGTACCTAACAAAGTAGCCTAAGTTGTTTGCACTAAAAGATGGCAGATCTTCTTTTAAAACTGTAGCCTTTTTTATTTCTTTGTCTGGCTCAAGATTTACAAGTGTCACTATAAAACATCCAAACCAAATCTAAACTCAATGTGATTTGAACTGTTTGCTATTTTTGTTATTGGTTCTGAATTTAGGTTTTTTACAACTGAATATCCAGTTAGACCATAGATTGGATTTAGGTTTTGTGTATTTTCTAATCTCATGGCATCCAGACATACGTAAAATTTGTCTGAGGTAACAACATTGTTTTGTGAATTTTTTTCTGTTATCGTAACGTAAACCTTAACTACATTTGCTGCCTTCCAAGTAAACCCAGGACTTTTATTTAATTCTTCAAATCTTGCAACAGACACAAAGTATCTTTGGTTTTCAAAGTCTACTTCTGGATCAGTTTCACTAATGACTGTTTCAAATCTTGCATACTCTCCTTCATTATAAACATCTCCTTCTGAAAACTCTACAATAATTCTAACATCGTTTGGCTCTACAGTTCTTGTAGAGTCTTTGTTTATTACTGAAAAAGCCAATCTTAATTCATCCTTTGGGGATGACTTATCAAAATCTAGAGTTGCTCCTTTTAATACTAAGTGAGGAGAAAGAGGGCTACCTAATGTAACTTCTTCAGTAACTGGATCTATTTCAATATCTGAAAGATCTCCTCTAAGTCCTATGATACTATTTAAAAATCTAGAGCCTTCATATCTTCTTTTCCTTACTGGATTTGTAAACGTTGGATTATCTGCATTTGTAATAAATGCTTTTGTCTCTTCTGTATCTCCTGGTGGAATTACTGATATATTTCCATTTGAATCTAGTCTTTGTTCAAATGGGTATAGTGAAGAGTTTAGGTATTCCCAGTTTTCATCTTTATTAAATAAAAATATTGTTCTGCTGTCATTAAAGTTTGCACTTGGGTTTGATCCCGCAGACCATATGCCTACCTCAGTTATATCATATCTTTCTAGAGTTGGAAGTTCTCCAGTAAATACAATCTTAGAAACCCCCCCTTCCGTAACATATCCTCTTGATGTAACTGGTATACGAAACATCTCAAAGTCTAATGACTCTTTTGCTTTCATAGCGGTCATCTCGGCATCTGAAAATATATGAGATGATAGCACTGGCGTAGCGCCACAGCCAATAGCAATGTATGAGGCATAGGCTGGTGCCTGACCCACAAGGTATTTTGCCAGAATTGACTGGCCAGTATTAGTTATCATTTATTACACTCCATCAGTAATTGTATCATCAAAATACCCTCCTTGGTTAATTATTTCTATTTCTACCTGCTCTTCATCGTCTATATTTACAAGATCGACCAATATATTCCCAGTACCCTGCTCAATATAAACTATGGCGCCATCCGTTCCATTACCATATTTAGGTATTTTATCTTCAAGCCTTATAGAAAAATTCTTGAATAAAACATCTGATGTCCCTCCAAGTTTAATTATATTATTAGAGTTGTACTCAAGCATTATGTTTTTAAGATTTTTCACAATGCTGTACATAACATTTTGTCCATTTATTGCATCTGCCCTAGAAATATTAATTAACTCTTGGCCACCAATATCTTGAAATATAATTTCAAACATGGCCTCATACGATATTGGATCACTTAAATCATCTACAGCATTAGGCAAGGCAACCTTTGTTGAATTAGTCTGAGTGCTTCTTCCAAAGTCGTTAGTCCAGGTATATGTTGCTTGATTTGCCGTTGCGTCTATAGCCATCATAACACCTCACTTAAAAATACAGACATTTCTGGTCCATCTTTTGATTTTGAATATTCTATGTTGTATACCACAAATCTATCTCCAGTGGAACCAGCCTTATTAATATTTTTTTCAATGTAGTCTACTTCTACAATATCACCTAATTGAATCATAGGGTTTGCAAATATTCTTAAACCTATTGACTTTCTAGGCTTTGTTATTTTTTTAACTAGCCATGCCATAAGATTTTCAGCAGCATCAGCGGATTGAATATAAGGAACATCAAGGGAAAAGTCCTTCTTGCCATAAAGCATCCTACTTGATTTTATATCTTCATAATTTTTTGCAACCTTATTAACTGCGGTGATAAGACCTGTTGAATCAAACTGAGGGTCTGACAGATTGCTGTTTTTTGAAAAGTAATCGTCTACACTAAAATTATTTGTAGATTGATTGGTAAATGCTATGCCCTGAACTCTTAGATAACTTTGGCTGGCAGAATCTAAACTTAGCGTAGTGTCTGTTGTGTTAAAAATTAAAAACTCTGCTCCGTATGACCTTGCTCTAAATCCAGATACAGCATAAGACTTTAACTTATTAAAAGTTGGTGATAGTTGTGCGTATAGTGCTGGGTAGGCTAAGTCATATCTAAAATTAAATGATGCTGCCTCACGCATGATTGTTCCAAACTCTTCAAAGTAAATACTAAACTTTGGTGGTTGAGAGGAACTTATTCCAGTTAAGTATGATGCCTGTACTGACCCACTCATAGAATACTTTCTAAATGAATCTTGTGCACTAATTCCAGAGTCAGTAAACACACTTGAAACTGGCGTATCTAATTGAAATGAGGTATTTTGAGAGTAGTTGTTTGCTAAAGCATATACATTTTCAAACATAACTCTGGAAGATCCTCTAACAAAAAGAGCAAGATTGTTGTACACTTTTAGTGGAGAGTCGTCAAAAACTGTAGCGATTAGATTATCATTTAGGTATAAGAAAAATTTTCTTTTTGATCCAATGTCCTGATACTCTACAGATAAATCATACACTGTTGGGTCTTTCTCTGCTGCTAATCTATACTGGCCCACAAACTGCCCACCATCTACAATTATGTTAGCAAGACCCTCGTATAATGTGACTGGAATTGCTGGGGCTGATGGATTCGTGTCTGTTGATTTATTTGCTTCTATTTTGTAAAATAATACATCGTGGACATTTTGTCTTGCAGAATCGTTTATCTTGGTTGCATCTAATGCAATTATTTCAAAGTAGTATCCAGCATTTGTTTTTGGATCAACCATAATGGCTATACCGCCACTGCCACCTGCAATTGTAATTTTTTCATCAGCAGTTTTGCCCTGCACTGTATAAAGTTCTGATGGTCCAACTGGAGTCTGTCCATTTTTTTCGTTATCTTCAATTCTTCCAATAACTCTAAGCCTTGTTCCAAAATGCTTAAAGTTGTTTGAAAGAGGCTTGTATACGTATGACAAGAAATTTGCTGGCGTATCTGTTGTTTTAAATCCTCCACCATTCATAACAAGTGCGGAAGACTGGGTTGTTCCGCTTTGAGTTGAAAGCATCTTGTTTACATTAGACTCTGAAATATACTTTGATGAGAAATAATTTCTAATAATTCCATTTCTAGTTGTCTTTAAAGCAAAGGTATTGTTAACTCCAGCAGCAACATCTTTCGTTGTTTCTGGAAGAACCTGATCAAACTTAAACAGGTACTTAGAGTCCATCTCTACTCCACGGACATTGTCATTATTTGACCAGTATTCGTTTAGTCCAGCATGATGCTCTGATATGTTAGTTCCAAACTGTGCTCTTCCATGTTTAGCCACCTCACCATTTTTTAATTTAGACATTCCATTTATTTCTTCATAGTTTGGCTCAGAATAAATTCTTAGAAGTCCAGTTGGATATATCTTTCCATTAAATGGCAAAGAAGAAAAGTATGTATCATACTCGATCTTGCTAGTTATCCAAACATCTCCAGTTCCAGAAATATTATATTGTACGGCATCAAACTTTATAATCTCTCCGTTGGCATAGAAGTATCCGTTATACCTACCTAGGTAGTATATCGCTTCACCAAGGTCCATAGTATTGTTTATTAGTCTTCCATTAGATACCGTTGGAGGGATGGCTGAAAGGTAAGAGTTTAATGGGATGGCACTAAGATCGTAGGTGGAGTTATTCTGCACCTCTTGATTTATTGACTTGGTGCTTTCTTCTCCAGAAACTTCCCACAATAGTACTGGCTTATATATGTAAAGCCTTTCCTGTTCAAGCATCTGCGTTGCCTTTATTGTTCCAAGAGTTCTCTGTATGTGTCTTGTGGTATAGGATATTTGACCAGCATTATATACCTGATTGTCTTGACTGGTCAACTCAATTATATTTGAAAGTTTAGATTTTGTATCTTTATTTTTAACCACATCTACTTGTGCTGAGTCTGAAGAACCATAAAAAGTTAGGTCTGTAGGTCTTTGATCTTTAGTAGGCATGATGAAGTCTTTGCTCATCATAACAAAGTTATTGTACTCATCAAAGAACATGGCTGTCTGTGTTGAGATTGCTAAGCCCTGTAATATTTCTGCAACACTCTTGTCTGGTGGAATAAAGAAGTAAGGGATAACCATTTCAGATTCCCCATCAACTCTCTTAAATATATAATTAGAAAAACCTATAGAGTCTAACAACAAAGAAACTGCAGCACTTACAGAGGTATTTGTTGATAGTATTTCTGGAGCAGTCTGAGACTCAAAATAAAAGTACAGGTCTCTTAGACTTAAAGAAACCTTCTTAGACTGATTATCAATTTTTGGAAACCCATCAGAGTACATGGTCTTTATAGGAACGTAGTAGTCTATAAGTTTTGCATCTGTTAAAACCTCGTAAAGTTTTATCTGTATATTTTTTATATTTTGATTAGCAATAATGCTTAACTTATTGTTTTGATTAAATGCATCGTCAAAATCAAAAAATGATATATTGCCTGTTGATGCAAGAAGTTGTCCTACTGGCATTCCACTCTGACCCAAGTCTGATGCACTCTTATTTAAAGAAAAGTCTAGGACTCTATCAGACAGGTCTGCAGTCAGTCTTGGAGAAAACTCAATGAGGTCAAAGGATGAGTCAAACTTCTTCATGCTATCTACAACAATTCTAATGCCAGAAATATATTCAAACTCTTTGTACTTTGTTTCTCCTCTTACAGTATAACTTGTTGGATCTGTTAGTTCTGTAACAAAATTAGTAAAACTATCGACCACTGGCTCTTCAAATTTCCATCCATATTCTGGAACAAATATCTTCCACTCTCCCTTATACCAAATATGATATTCTCCAATATCTCCAGAGTTTTCAACGATAAGGTAGGCATCTCCTTCTCTTGTACCAACTGGCGGTCTAAGAGTTAGTGATGAAAGTTCGCCACGATAAACAAATACCTCAGAGTAAACCTTTGGCAATACTAGACCATATGCTAGTTCAACGTAGCCATCTGACTGAATAATTGGGGTTCCATCTTTTCTTTTACTCTGATCGTCAAACGTGACCGCATCTACCCAGTTATTATTTTTTAATACTTGTACTTTCCAGACGTTAGGAGTTGTTTGATTTAATTCACCAAAGTATGGGTCTGAAAATGAACCTGACTTATTTGTATATCTCCCAGAGTCAATATCTCCAATGTTTGTTTGCATCTTCACAACAAGTCTATTTGCTGGTACTTTATCTTTATAAACCACAAATGGTGCAGCATCCTCAATCATATGCCTTCCGTTCATGGTCTTGGTGGAAGTTCCGTACTCAATTCCATTTTCAGTTCTAAAAGATGTCCAATATTTAAATGGATCATTCTTGTCTGCCATGTAATATCTTGGCTTTCTAGCCATATTTATGTCTGGGTTGTGTAAAAACTTACCGCTCTGAAATACTGCCTTATTAATTCCAGATCTTGGCCTAAAAGGTTTTAAGCAGTCTTCTAGAGAGTACAGTAGTTTTAACTTTTCTTTTTTTGGAATAAGACTAAATGGTGCATCGTTTTGATCAAATCCTCCATCAATAACAACGTCAGCATCTGTTGCTCCATAATAAAATGCTGGGGATGAAGTTTTATTTTCTAAAACAAAGGTATTTGGAATAGTTCTATAAATAGATCCTGGATCATATGGTCGGTATCTATAGTTTCCAACTGCTAAAATATTTGTAGCAATATTCATATTCCATTCAGCAATTACTACTGACTGAGTTTTAATAGAAGAACTTGTCTCTATGTGTTTTAAAAGATCTTTTTCCTGAAACATTATGCCTCTTCCAGGGTTAATGACACATTCCAGAAGTCAAAGTTTAGGCCACTTCTTTTTTGCACTGAATAACTAAAGTCTGAAAAAAACATTTCAATTACTTCGTTATACTTGTTTGTATTCTTAAACCTTTCATCTGAATTAACAGTTTCAAAAACATCTTTAAAGTTTGTGTATTTGTCGTAGGCTAAGTAGACCCAGAAAGATCCACTGTGGTTTTTATACCAGTCAAGCAGTTCTACTCCACCTGCTCCACCATCTGTAGTAAACTCTAGGGGATTTGTTCTTATGTCTGGAATTTTTGCCATATTAGGATTTCCTTCAGCATCAAATCCAGCATAGGTGTCAAAGGCTCTAGATGGTAGCATGTCCCATGATACTGTTAATGTCAGTTTATCTGCAGTATGATAAGATCTCATACGACCATTTATCATTCTCTCCCGTTTTTCAATTCTAACGGTCTTAAAGTCTATGGGTGATCTGTTGTTATCTGAAAGGATTATAAACTCGCCATAGCCATCTACAGAGGCTCCTAATGACCCAATCTCGTCTCCTTCAGGTATATGAAAACCATCTACCTTGATACCCTCGTTATCTGCAAAAAGAATCCCTTGGGGTCTTTGATATTTTTTACGGCCTGCCATGTATGCATTAGTTGCCATTATGTTCTAACTCCCCTCATTCTCTGTGCGTCAACGCTCTTAATCTGTGCCATGACTGTTCTTGCAATTTCGTCTGGGTTTGATTCAGATTTAACATTTACGCTAATACTATAATTATACACTGCATCGCCTGTAGATTTTCCATTATTCATTGCCTGCATTTTACCTACACCGTGGGATTGTACGGCAAACCTATTCATTACAAACTCTCCAGGAGTAAGCATGGCTGGTACTGTGTCTGTTCCCATCTTAAATTCTTTTTGTGCAAACCTAGAAGAAACAAAACCTCCAGTTGCATATCCTCTAAATGCGGTGTTTTTATTATTTTTATCTACCCTGTCATCAATATTATCTAGTGTAAGACCAGAGGAAGGAGTCCACGGAGAAAGACTTTCTGACGGATGGCCAACAACTCCAAATGCCCACTCTTGTAAACCACCAAAACCCATTTTTAAAAGATTTGCTCTAGCATTGTCAACTATATTGTTTTCTGCAAGCATTTTTTGAAACTGTGCCTGGATCTGATCATATCTTGGTTTTAATATTTTTTCATATCTTGTTCCTGTTATCTCTTGCCAAGTTCTAGTCTCAACGCCGTACTTTGTTGCTTCTTTTGTATATGACTCTTTTGCTGCGGTTAGTTTTTTGTTATCTTCGCTAAATTTATCATTAGAGTTTTTAATTACGCTAACAGCATCTTGTACCCATTGTGGCAACTTTTTTAGTGACTCTTCTCTGGTCTTTTCTGCTGCTGCTGAGTACACTGTATACTTAACACCATCTCCACTTGAATCTTTTGTAAAAGACTCTGCGTAGTTATAGGCATCTTGATATTTTTTATATAAAGCATCCCATGCTGGTCTATCTGTAAGTTTCATTTTTGTTCTATATGTTTCATTATCTTTTGATGTTATTCCATAACCACCAAAGTCTTTTAATGCTTGCTTTGCTTTATCTCTAACTGTGTCTGCTCGCTTTTTTTCTTTTATTAGATAGTCATAGGTTGGAGCAGAGACATTGGCCTTATCTTGTGCGGTGGCCATTGTTGGCTTTAACACTGGCGCTTTTACAGGAGGGGTTACTGTAGTCGTTGTGGTTGTTGGAGGCTTTTGTCCAGGCCCTGGTGGTGTTACAGTTCCAGTTCCACCAGTCCCAGTTCCACCAGTTCCAGTTCCTGAGCCACCAGTTGTAGACTTTCCACCAGCATCACTAGTTGTAGGACCCTTTACTGCTGCAGTTTTGTAGATGTCTGTTGCAGTATTTTTTGTTGGATCATTGTAATCTGTGGTTGCATTATCTACTGCTGTATTGGGACCTGATACTGGTGCAACTGGTGCTCCACCTTTCCACTTTTCATTAAATCCGCTTTGAAGCATGTCTGCAAGCCACCATTGCTTTGATGATTTTGCAGCCTCAATTGCTTTTAGTTCTAGTTCATACTGCTCTTTTTTAATCTTATACTCAGCCTCTGCTGCTGCTATTGCTGCTTTAGCGTCTGCTGATTTCTTTGCTGCAAGTTCTTCAAGGCCCTGTGCTGTTGTTTTAAACTCTTGTCTTAGTGCATCCATAGTAGTTCCAGATGCTGCTGCTGAAGCAGAAGAATACTTGGACATTGTGTCTTCTATCTTGGTCCATCCTTCTTCAATCTTATCAACAGAAGCAAGCATTGACCCCATAAGTCTATCAAAATCTTCACCAGCAAGAGCAGAAGCATCGATCTTTGCACCTATCGCATCCCATGCATCCTTTGTTTGTCCAAGAACTGTTATTCCCCCTACTAACTTTTCTATAGCACGTTCATCAGTAGCGATTGCAACGTTGTTTGCATCTATCTGATATTGCTTTGGCTTTATTTGTTTTTCTGTGATATCATAAATTTGATCTTCAAGGTCACGAATAGCAAGTTGTCTTGCCTCACGATCTTCTTCAAGTTTGTATATTTCTTTATTTCTATCTTTTATTCTATCTAAAATTTGCAACCTTGTAAGCATTTCTTTTGTCTTTCCATCTTCAGAAACTACTTCTGTTGTTGCTCTGTTTTCTAGGTCATAAATTGCCTGAGAATTTTGGTATTGTCTTTCAGTGATCTGATCTTTAGTAAGACCTGAGTCACGACCTGTTAGACTGTCTATTTTATTTTTACGTGATAGTTCTAAAGCCTTTGAAGCATTCTCTGCATTCCGTGCTGCTTGTGCTGCTCTTATAGCCTGAATTGCTCTTGCTGCAGCACCAATGTCTCCCTTAGATAAAGCATCTGCTAAATCAAGTTGTTCCTTTTCTTGTTCAACAAGTTGAGACTTAATCTCTGAAACTTTAGAAAGGGCTTCTGCCTGCTCGTCATATCTCTTGTTAATCTCTTCTGCAGCGTGATTCATTATCTCCATGTCATTTGACATGATTGTGTTTTCTGCATTTATTGCTGCTATTGGCTCTTCAAAAGCAATTTCTATAATATGCTGAAGATCATTTATTTCTTCTTGGTAGGTCTCGATCTTGCGAGTAACCTTTGTCTCAAGATCTCTGGTTGCTTGTTCAATAGCAATTTCAATTGGCCTAATAGAGTTAAAGGTTATTTGCTGAATCTGAAGTTGCAAATCTTCATTTATATCTTTAAGTTTTTTAACATTTGCAACCATTGACTTAGATGCCTTGCTCGCACCAGTTCTAATTAGTGCTTCCTGTACGGAGAACATCTTGTTGACAAGTTCCATACCTGGGGCTGCTGCGCCAGCAAAATCTCCAGCATTAAACTTGCCACGAATTTCTACAATTTTTTCATCTTTTATACTATTTAAATATTCTGCAATTGCTGCTGAGTCAATCTTTCCATCTTCTAGATCTTTTATTAGTTGCTTTGCTAGGGCTGGATCTTGAAGAACTGTCGCAATATTTTCAGCAGACATACCAGTTTGCTTAAGTGCTGCTGCAAGTTTTGGAACAGCCTCTGCTTTAAATTTAAAGTCGGCATTTTTCTTGAGAAGATCTGCCATAACTGCAGCCTTTTCTGTTGCATCAGCAGCGTTTTTTACATCCTTAGCAAACTTTTCTATTTCTGTAGCATCATACTGTTTTGAAGCAATTGCTCCAGCGAGTGCTGAGTCTGCAACCATTTCTAATGCAGTTGCTGTATCTACTCCTGCTGCTTTTAATTTGTTAAATGCTTTAAATTGGTTATCAGCATCAGTAATGATTTTTGTTTGTGCAATATTAAATTTATCAAGTGGTGCTTCGTTGTATGCTGCAACAACAGCCTTTCCCTCTTCAGAAATTCCAGCAATTCTTGATTTGTCATATATAATGTTACCCTTTTTATCTTTAAGTACATTACCTTTTTTATCTTTCTTTGCTGCATAAGTAAATAGACCTTGTTGTCCGTTTTTCTTACTATTAAAATCTTCTTTCATCAATGCATCAAATTGTTCTGCATCTAGTCCAGCAATATATTCTCTAAACTCTTCTGGCACCTTTAGCGCAATAAGTTTTTGCTGAACACCATCAAATAAACTAAACATCTTTGCAACATTTTTTTGTGTTTTCGGATCATTGAATGCTGCAAGCATTGACTCAATTGGCTTCTTGGCATTGAAAGATTGATCTCTTACCATCTTAATACGCATAGCAAGAGAATCAAGGAAGTCTTTAGGATCATCTTTTGCGCCTTTATCTACTGGTGTCTTTGCAGGTCCTGGGTCAATTGAGGTAACACCACTTGCATATGTAGGAACTAACTTTTCAGCAGCCATCTGCTCAGGAGTTAGTTTTAGAAATGCTGCTTTGAACTTTGCTTCTGCTACTAGAAGCGCATCTGCTCCTGCAGCAATTACTCCCCTTGACTGTGCAAGCCATGCCTGGTTTCTTGCATAAAGTTCTGCTGCTGCTTCTTTTTGATCTTGTGTAAGAATTGACTCATAGGCAAATTGTGTTTGAAGTTTTTGTAAATACTCTGCTTGTTGTTCTAGGTTTAAATTATTAAACTGATCCATTCTTTCTTTGTTGGCTTGTAGGGCTGTAATGGCTGCATTTTCTTGTGGCCCCAATTTTTTGGCAGCCTCAAGATCCATCTTCTTATCGCCCTTTTTCTTTTGCTCTTCTTTAAGTTTTTCAATTCCTTCCATTTGGCCTTTAAGAACTTCAACGCCTTCTAGACCAAGTGTAGTTAATAAAACCTCCATGTCAATGGTTGTTCCATCCAAAGCCTGAATGCCCTTAAGTGCTTCCATAATTGCATCAAACTGTCCTGGATCTGTTTTTGTTAATGCAATCTGGGTAACCATATTTGTTGCCATTTTTTTATCTTTATAGCCTGCAAACATATTTAGAAGTTCTTTTGTTTTTGGTGTTCCATGAATACCAACACTTGCATTGAATAGTAAGTCTAGATTGTTTAATTGGCCAGAGAATAGTTCTAGGTAATTATTTGCTTCTGATGGACTCAATACCTTGCTTCCAACAAGCATTTCCCACTTTGCCTGGAATGACTGTATAGTCTTTTGATCTGCCTGGGTACTAAAATCTTTTGCACCAAAAGATTCTGAAGTATTTAAAAATGTTTTTGATGCTTCCTCTTGGTCAGTTCCTTTATAAGTAGTTGCCAATTGATTTCTTGTTCCATCAAAATAAGCATCTTCTTTTGCTGCTTGGCTACCCCATCTTGAATTACTAAATACCTTATCAAAACTCTTTTGCTGAAGACCAATCTGAGTAAGGAGTAGGCCATTCATTGCATTTGTATCTAATAAATTTTGAGCAGTAAGGGCAGAGATTTGCTGTTCAATTGCTAGTTTTTTGGCTGCATTTGATGTTGCTGCTAGTTCTGCTTCAAGTTTTTTCTTTTGAGTTTCATACTCAACCTGAATTTGATCTGCCATCATTGTGGCCATCTGAATATTGTTCATGTTATATGCTGCTACAGATGCAACATTTTCTCTTGTATTTCCCTTGTTTGCAGCAATGTCTGCTTCTGTTTTATCAACACGATTATTTGCATTTGCCATTATTAATGCTCTTGTGTCCATAGGACTATTTTTTAGGTCTTCCCCATTTGGACCCAGCAGTGCAGACAGTTGTCCAACAACCTGCATTTCAATTTTTTGATCTTGTAATTGCAAGGCAAGTTCTGCAGCAATACTGTTTGCTGATTGTGCATCAAGCACTCCATCAGCAACGGCTGTAGCAAGTTTTAATGTTAGATCATCAATTGCTTTTGAAGATCCAAACTTTTTAACATTGTCTTGAAATAGTTTCTTTTCTTTTTTACCAGTATCAGTACCTAAGAACTTGTTACCAAACGTATTGTCAATCTTGATTTCTTCATCATATTTTCCGTACTGGCTAGTCTGTCTACGCTTATCCATTATTTCAGATGCGCCAACCTTGCCTGCCATTTCTCCTATTGACTTTAGACCATCTCTTGTTGCTGACAAATCTGTTGCAAATTGTGCTGCTTTTGCAGCCATTGTATTGAAGTGCTTATTAAGCATATAGGCTCCTGCACCCAATGCTACTACTGCTCCTACTGCAAGTCCTATTGGTCCAGTACCCGCAATCATTGGAGCAAACTGTGCTACGGTTGCTGCTGTACCTAGTGCTGCCGTTACTTGTGGAGGGGCTCCTGCCATACCAGCAACCATCGCTGCAGTTCCTAAACCACCCGATAACTTTCCAGAAACTTTTCCAACCTTCTCTTTACGCATGCCACGTTTCTTTTTCTTTAATTGGCTTTCGGTAAGAGTTGTTGGCTCCCCTGTTTCTGGGTCAAATAGTATTTGTCCCTTTTTGTTTTTTGTATAACCAATCTTGCCTGGGTCATCTGGTCCATTTTTCCCTGGATTTCTACCCATTGCTTCTTCGTATGCTTCAACGACATCCATTCTGTCTTTACCTAAAACATTGTCTGTCTGACTTCCTTCAGGAATAATTCCATTTTCTGCTGCTATTCTGGCTGCTTCATCAGCATTGTACTTTCTTAATTTAGCAAGTTGTTCTTTCTTTTCTATTGCAATTAAATCATTGGTCTCTGCAATCTCTTCTGAAGAGCCTGCAATATCATCTTGTGCCAAGCCAGTTAAATCTGTTGACTGAAGAACATCATTTAGGTTTCCTGTAGTGGCATCTGTTATTTGTTCAGCAGTTAAAAGATTTGCTGCAGTTTGTGTTTGTGCATCAACTGCTTCTCCAGTTATACTTGCAAGTTCATCTGTCTGGTCTGCAACTAATAGTGTTGAATCTGCTGTTTCATCTGTACCGTCAACAATTCGTCTTAAGCCATCTCCTTGCTCTTGTGTCCCATTAGAAATAGCCTCTTGCTCTTTGTCTTGTATCTTTTGAACTTTACCTATCTCTTTTACATCTTCTTCAGAAATGACAACATCTTTTCCTTCAAGTTCTGCCATAGCAGCAGCCTGTCTTTTCTTTGCTGCTTCTAACTCTAAAGCATTAGCCTTTTCTTTAGCCTCAAGAACTTGTGCATCTGTAATGGTTGTAGGAGAATTAGACTTGATCTGCTTTGCTTGCTCTGCTTCGAGTGCTGCTGCTTTCTTTCTGGCGTTTGCTGATTCTTGTTCAGCCTTGTCTGCTTCTTCACGAGCCTTGCCAATATTGACAGTGTTGCCCTTAATTGTAACTCTTGACTTACTTTCATCCTTAATCTGTTGAACAACTTGTGCTTGTGCTGTTGCAGCCTGCTCTGTGCTTACTGCTAAATCTTCTGCTGCTGATTCTGTTCTTGCTGTTGAAGAAACAGTTAAAGAAGAAGGTCCTGATTCTGGTGGTGTTCCTGATCCTCCACCAACAGTTCCTGTGGCCCCACGCTTTCTTCTTTGTCTATCTTGAGACTTAAGAATTTGTCTTTGCTCATAAAATTCAGGTGTGTTGATATCGTCGTAAAAAGACTTATTATCAAGATCCATCTTGTCAACTCTTGCTTGTGTTTCTGCTGCTGTGCGTTGTCTTTCTGGTACGGCTGCCTCAACCAGTCTATCTGACTGTGCCTGAACCTCTGGCTGCCCATCTTGCATTCCAACAGTAAGTCCATCTGCAATATCTTTTCCTAGTTCACGAGTTCTTTCAGATGGTGATGCTGTTTTTGCTTTCTTTTTAGCCTTTGTTATTTGTGTGTCTACGGCATTAGCAAGATCATCCTGTGCTTCTAGATCAATTTTTTCTTTTGTCCAAGCAGCCAATTCTTCTTTTGATGCTAAAACATCTCCAACTTTTATTTCCTCTCCAGCCTCTGCACGTCTTATAAGTTCTGCTTCTCCTGGTGTTGGTCCAGTTGTTGATCTATAGTCTCTGGTTGTTACAGGCCTTGTTATTTCTTCTCCTTCTAGCCTGTCTGCTACATGTGCATAATCATATTCATCTAAGTTGTATGGCTTTTCCATTCCACTCTGTTCAAGTTCATATTGATATCCTCTTTCAAATGGCTTTGGATCATAGGATGGACCACTTTCTGTTGCTCTTCCATCCCAACTTCTTTTCTTTACTCTTTCTTCTCCTGTATCAGGATCTACTGCTATTTCGTATCTTCTGTTTCTTGATGCTGGTCTGTCTTCTTCTGTTGGGTCTAACAATGCTCTAGTTCTTACTTGTAATTTTGCAGCATCTTCTGCAGAAAGTCTTCCGCTCTCTTCCATCTCTTTAATTCTTTTTGCAATTTCAGGATAGGCTTTTTTGCCAGCCTCATCAGCAGTCTTTGATGTTGCTGCTATTGATTGAAAAATTCCTGCAATCTCATCTAGTTCTGGAGTTAGGTCAGACCAGAATTCAGAGTAGTGCTCCTGGTCTACGGTTACTCCTTCCACTCTCATTTGTCCAACCTTTAGTGCAGAAACAATAGATGCTGTTGCTTCAGATGATTCTGCCAACCACTTCATGTCCATTCCTGGTCCAGAAGCGTTGTTTCCTGGAGCCATCATTGCATCTATAGAGTATGATGCATCTTTAAACGTTCCACCTTGGACTGCTCCGCTTGTTGGTTGGTCTGATATATTGATTCCTCGTCTTTCTGAGAGGCTATCAACTAATTCTTGTAAGTCTTGTGGAGTTTTTCCATGATGCTTATGAGGCCCAGTGCCCTCATGGTATCTCTTTACAGATCCATTTTGAAGTGCAGCAACAAGTTCTGGGTTTGCCTTTGCAGTATCCTTTGTAATAACAACTTCACCAGGAGTTAATAGTGCTGGAACAGTATCTTTATTTCCTGTACCTGGAACGACTCCACCTGTTGCAAACTTTGTAGGGGGTAGTCCTGCTACTGCTCCTGCTGGGCCTGGAACTGTGTTGAATAGTCCTGGAGATGATTGAGCAAGTGCTCTTGCTTGACTTGCTGCATTTCCATATGCTGCTGCTAACGCTTGCACTGATGCTGCCTCAACATTAAATGTAGATATCAACTCTCTATGCGATGTATGAAGAGCATTGGACTGTGCAAGATTCTCAATCTGCTGATTAGTTAAATACTCAAACCCTCCACCAAGAACATTGTTTGAACCATTAAGTTGAGCAACTCCACCACGAAGTTTTGCAAACAACTTGATACCATTTGCAACAAAGTTCATCAAAACACCAAATGTCATTAATAGAACTGGAGCAAGCCCTCCAATAACTCCAACAAGAACTGTTATAACTTTTTTAGTTCCATCACTTAAAGTATTAAATTTTTCTAGGATTCTTCCAACAAAACTAACTATAGGGGTTACTGCTTCTAAGAATGCTTTGCCTATTGGAACAAGTTGAAGTTTAATGTTTTCCATAGACTTCTTAAACTTATTACCAGTCATATCTTCAACCTTGCCGAGTTCTCGCTCAGATAGGATTGCTAATTCTTCGACTGATGCTCCAGCAAGTCCAAGTGCTCGTGCAGCCTGTGAAGAATCTTTTGTAACGTTTTGGAACAATGTAGATAAACGAGCAAACTGGAACTTACCAAATAGTTGTTCAATTGCTCTTGCACGGTTAAGTGGATCTAGTGTGTCAAGTGCTCTTGCAAATCCTACTACAGTTCCCTTTAGGTCTCCCTGGTTTGCTTCAACAATTCCTTTAATATTTATTCCAAGATTAGCAAGGAATTCGCTAGCCTTCTTTGAAGGATTAATCATAGAAGCAAGACCAGACTTAAGTGCGTTAGCACCTTCTGATGCGTTAATTCCACCTTCCTTCATTGCAGTCATAAAGAATGCAAGGTCTTCTACAGATCCACCAAGTTGCTTTACAACTGGTCCAGCCTTTGGAACAGCAATAGTTAAATCTTCAATAGAAAGAACAGTTTGGTTTTCTACTGCGTTAAGAAAGTTAATCTTTTTTGCTAGATCTTCAGTCGCAATTCCAAAAGCATTTGTAAGGGAAATTGTTGTCTCTAATGCTTGCTGCTGTTCTACCTGTCCAAGAACTGCAAGTCTTGTTGCCTGTATTACTTGAGCATTAAGTGCATCTCCAACAAGACCCATTGCTGCTGCAGAGCCAGCCATTTCTACTGTATCTTTTACTGCAATTCCGTACTTTGTAAACTCTTTTCCAAGTCTTTGGATATCTGCGATAGCCTTGTCAGTTGCATCTGAGTTTGTCATCATATCTCCATATACTCTGGAGAACTTTGTTATTGCCTGCTCCATTTCCATGAATGTCTTTGCTGCAGTTGAACCTAGAATTGTAAGCGGAATAGTTAAACCAACCATCAACTGGCGACCAGCCCACTGAGTATTCTTACCGAAATTCAGGAGTTGCGTTGAGCCTTGGCTTAATAGTTTATTTAAAAACTGCTGTCTTTGTGCAGCCATTTGCATGCGTGTTGCATAGTCTGCGTACTGCCCATTGACCATCTTTAGGTGCTTTGGAACAACCTGAAGAGTCTTGATCATATCCCCATTTGCAGACTGCATCTGGATATACTGAGACTGTAGAAGTTTTACTCTATCTTTACTAGCACGTGTTAATGTCTCACGCTCTTGTGCAAACATACCTTTAAATACCTTGGTATTTTGAGTGGCTGCTGCTGCGGTGTACCTAAAGTACTGTCGCATTGACATTTCATTTTTTTCAAGTGCCTGCGTAAAAGATGATGTACTTGATGCTACATCTTTTTGAGTTGCAACAAATTTTCCAGTAGCATTAATAGCCTGCATTAATTGGCTATTAAGGCCCTTCTGGGCATTCATTGCTGCAACGTTACCCTGAGTTAGGGTTTGATTAAAACGGCTGAGTCCAGCCTGTAACTGACGTAATTGTGCTAAGGCTTGACTGGTATCAAAATTAATACCAATATTTGCATTTACGTCAGCCAATCAGCACACCTCTTTACTTGATTGAGTTTAGAAGACCTGTTGAGTCAGAAAGTTGCATTCCTGAAGCAGCATCAATGATCTTGTAGACTGTAGGAAGATCTAAATTTTCCTCAATCGCCTCTCTATTGTCTGCAATTGCAGGCAAGTATTGTTTAAATGCAATTTGAACACAGTCAATCAAGACATCCATTGACTTGCTGTTGTCATCTGCAACTTCTTGCAGTTTTGTAAAATGTTCCATAAAAGGCTTAAGTAGAGATATTTTTAGTGGCTTAATCTCAAACTTTGTTCCGTCAATAAGTGACAGTTGATTCTTGCTTTCTACTTCTTTAACCATGATTTCCTCCATTGTAGTTGTTTAATTATACCATAAACAGGCTTATTTTTTAGTCTATTTTCTCATAAGATAAGCCCATGCCGATTCCAAACCCAGCCTTCTGTGCACCTATTCCCTGTAGTGCAACTATATCTCTAGCATTGGCTGCTCTGCCCTCACTAAAAACTCTGGCTTTCATTTCTTCCCAGGCATTGCTTTTTCCAGCATTTTTGTCTAGGTCGACCCCCTGCATTGCTGCAAGGAATTTCTTTTCATCGTAGTTTAATTCTCTGCTGATAGACAAAGTTATCATTAATTCTGGCATAGATAAGGATCTCTCCAACTCTTCGTAGTCTTTCCATATGCCCAATAAAAATACTTCAGACTCTAACTTTGCAAGATCAAGTTCTTCCCAAGAAGAACCACTATCCACTGCTTGTTTTTTTACTGGCTCTTCTGATTTTTCATTAATCTTAATCCCAGCAGTAATATCTAAAATATCGTATATGTCTTGTAGGCTGACATACTCTTCTAACATCTCTTGAGTTTCAGTAATCTCTGGCCTAAACTGTTTCATACATATCCTTGCACACTTTGATAGTGCTACGATTGCTTCAAGATCTCCTTGTGCATTCCTAACCTCATCAAAGTTGTCCATTAACTGTCTAAGATATTTTATTTTAAGTGGGGAAAGTTCTATCTCTACCCCATCTTGCAGAGTAATATTTTTTGTATTGTAAACAGTTGTTGCCATATATATAGTATAACAGAAAGGCCCAGACTTTTTAGGATCTGGGCCAAACTGTTTATATTAAGTTGTATTATGCGCCTGCTGGGACAGTGCGATCTACGATCTTACCGTATGATGCATTGTCATTTGGAAGAAGACGGAATGATACTTCGAACATTGTCGCTTCGTCACGCTTTGCTGATACTGATACGCTTTCGATTGAAAGTGCACGATATGCAACGTAGACACGCTCAACATTTGCTGATGCGTCTCCAGTTCCTGGTCCTACTGCAACCAAACCACGCTCTACTGGAACATCTCCAATATCGCCTGCTGAAAGGTTAAGTTCTGCTGAACCTGCACCAATACCAGTTCCTGTTAGTGATCCTAGATCTCCGCCTACTCCGCCCTTGCCTGCAATTGCGAATAGAAGATTTTCTAGTGTTGATTCTGCGAATGTAGTATTTAGGTTTACCTGCATGCCTTGCTTAAACAACTTAGCAACGTCAAGAACCTGGTCTACTGCTACTTCACCAAAATCTGGTTGGAATTGAATTTCCAAACCATTCATTGTGTATCCAACGTTACGGAATGCTGGTGTTTCGTCTGTAAGGGTATCCTTATAAGACTCTCCTGCTACGTAACCTGGAAGGTCTGCATCTGTGAGTGCGCCATTTTCATATGTGAAAAGTGCTGCTGCTCCAACGATAATATCGTTTGAACTACCACGTGTATATGCCATATTTTTTCACCTCTTTGTTTTCTTTTGGATTAAAAGGGCTTGTTTCCTCATCTTAATTATACAGCCCTTTTTTAAGGAAGAATTCCCTCTTCTGCAACTACCTCTTTGTTATATCTTGGTCTTCCTGCTGTGGAAGCGTTTGTCTCAGCGTACCTATTTGATGATTGATGGTAGTCATAGTCAATAATTATTTTGTTACCCGCATAGGTTCGGGCTGTTCCAAAATCGACTATATCTCGTGCCTCTTCTAGTTGGTATATCTTAAAGTTGTGAAAATAGAACTGACAGGTCATACCGTCAAAGGTTTTACCCTTTGCCCAAGCATTAATATCTTCTGCGCTTTCGTCTCCACGATCCATAAGTCTCAATACTGCCTCTTGAACTCTTATCATATTTGTTATATTATTATCTGCTGTATAGTAAAAATAATATAATACTTGCTCACATTTTATGTGAGGGAATGCCCCTCTACGCATTCTAAACATCCTGTCATAAACTGCCATTGTTCCACCTTCTGGAAACTGAGTTTGAAGAGTCTCCAGTGTTGATGGCCCAGTAGGGAAAAATGGAACACTGTCTAGCGTAGTTAGTTCAACAATCTTTTCTTGAAGATATTTGTTAATCCATAATACAGGAGTGTTAAGTGTTGATGTTGGCTCTTCCATTATGATGCCACCGAAGCATTAGCAACCCAACGATATCCTGTAGAAATACCAGTTGATCTTCCGCCACGCTTTCCCTTTCCTAAGTTTTTCTTGTACACTGATGGGTTCTCAAAGTACTGTCTAAGATTACCACTATTTAAAAATGCTTGAGTGAAGTATCTACTAAAGAACATATCAAATGCTTTTTCAAACTCACCCTGAGTGTTACCTCCTGGATTTTGAACAACAACTGGCTTCTTTGTATAAACTACTTGCCCGTCAACTTCAAACCTTAAAGCCTCTGCATTGCGTGGTCTTATTACGACAGGTGTTCCATTTTCCATAATGACAGCCTTGTCACGAAACGGCTCATTAGATCCTTCTTTAACTGAGTTAGATTGTTTAAAGTTTGATATAAAAGAAAGTCCTATATTACTAACTGTGTATTGTATGTCAAATAGTCTTGCTTCTGGGCTACCGTTTTGATACCATTCGTATACGTGGTGTAGTGTATCTGGAGATACTCTGGCATTTGTATCAATAAACTGTGATGCTATTTCCGATACGTCAATACCTAAGTTGTTTAGAAAATCTTTCTTACCTTTTTGTATTCCTTCAGCAAAGCCAGTTGAGTAATCGATAATGTTCTTCATGTCTTTATTAAACTGTCTATTGTTAAATTTTACCTTAATCATACGTCTACCGCCTGGTTTTCAGATCTTCGTATGATTAACTTATAGTACTCTGTTGAACCAAATGGGCCTACGAAAGGATCTTGTGTTGCAACTTCAAAAATAGTGGACTTTCCTGCACGTGGGCCAGATGTTTCTAGGTATACCTCATTGCAGTTTTGATCTCTAATATTAGTAATGATAACATTTGTAATTGAGTTCCTTGCTTCAAGACTTGACATTCTGATGTCTGTCTTTACTCTACCAATCAACATCTTATCTTGGGTAATGTTTACGTTAGGAGTTATTTCTTCTTTAAATGCTCCACCTGCTGAGGCAAAAGAACAAGCAACTGTTCTGTCAAGAATCCAAGTCTTTTCTACGTTACCGTAAACTCCTTGCTCAACTACTGGATGATAAACGTCTGCAAGCATTGGGAACGTAAAGTCTGGTGTCTCGCATATCATTAAATTATCCCTGGCTTGACAATATTTTTGACATATTTTTCAAGTATCTTGTCTACTAAAAAGTTTCCTGTTCCACTAAGCATTGACTTGTCAAATTGTATTCTAAACTGATCTGTGTTATAGGCTGTGATATATCTCTTGTAGTAATCAAGTTTTCCACACTTAAGATCTTCAATTAAAAGTTTTGCTGCATACTCAATGTCAGCAGGTACTGTTATGTATCCATGATCTACAACAAATGTGTAGTCGTACCCTGACGGGAAAGAGATCCCTTCATATCCATAGTAGCCAAGATCTCCACTTGCAACTGGCAAGTTTTGTGCTGTTGATTCATATCTATTTAACTCAAGGACATCCTCACGAACTCTTTGTATAGCAGTCTTGTCTGGGGTTATTTCATACTTATAGTCTCCTAAGTCTGGAGTTGATCTATCATAAACTAAAACGTTGTTTTCATAAACCTTGAATACTCTATAAACTCTTTCCCATAAAGAAAAGTAGTCTGAACCATTTCCATTTCCAACAATTGTTATCTTTTTGTTATAAAATCCTTCTGGCACAAATGTGTCTATCATTGATCTTGCAACTAATTCTAATGTTGTGTATTCAGCAATCTCTGATGCTGTTGTTCCTAATGTATTTGGGTCTACATATGGTCTTATTAGTTCATAGAACTCTTCGTGAATTACTTCTTCACCCTCGCCAATTGTAAAAATCTCTACTCTATAGTTATTGTCATATCTTCCAGGAAGTTGTATGTTGATATTGTCTCCTGTAGACCATTCTAAAAATTCTAATTCTTGGACTGAAAGATCCGCCATATCTGTTACTCTTGCATAAAAGTCTACATTGTTATAACCTGATGGGACAACAAAGTTTACAAGAATATCATCATATGGCGGAACTCTCAATATTTCCATCTATTACTTACCAAATTCCTTAGCAACTTCTTCTGGTGTAGGAAGTGAGATGTGTGAACGAGTAACCCACTTGTCAGCAGCACTCTTTGTTACAATGTTGATTCCAACATAAACCTTACCTACTCCTGGCCATGAAACATTCTTTGTTGATTTAACTGCAACTGTTTCTTCTTCAGTTCTAGTCTTTGGCGTCTTAACCTTCTCAGGTGCCTTTGGTGCTGTTGTTGCTCCTATGACTCCCTCTGCAACTGATCCAAGTGCCTGAACTTCTTCAGGAGCCTGGTACACAGGTGCTTCGACTACTGCTTCTACAGCCTCTTCTACAACTGGAGTTGCTTCTTCGACGTGTAATTCTGCTTCCGCTGCTTGTATTGCAATTGCATCGGCTGCTGCTCTTTCAAAGTCTGTTGGATCTGCTGGTGCCAGCATCGCCTCTTCTGAGAACGGATTATTATTATTTTCCATTTTATTTCCTCCTTGTTAGTATTATATCATTATAAGTAATAAGGGGAGCAGGAGCGTTAACTCCTACTCCCCCTAAGTTTTACTGTTTACAGATTATGCTGCATCTGATGCTGCATCAGCGAACGCAATAGCGTCCTGCTCTTCCCATTGAATACCGAAGCGAACGAAGACTGTATATTCTACAGTGTCCTTCTTTGGCTTGTACTCACGGTTAACAGTGATATCACGCTGGAATCCCCATACACGGTTCTGTGGGAATGTCAAGTCGACATATCCTGCAGGGTAGTATGGAACTTCCTGTACGTCAATTCCGAGAACACGTGTTGTACGTGCTCCACCGAATGTCTGTGCTCCACCATCAAGGTATGCCTGACGGTTCATTGGAGTTCCGCCAGCCTGTGAAGCAAATGCTTCAGCGACTGCGTCTGCTAGGGTACCGTTGTTCTTAACGATTCCCTGGAATGCATCTGTACCAGCATAGAACTTCAAGTTAGACTTGATAGCACGATACTTACGTGGCATTGCTAGGATGAT